AACGCATGGTCAAAGCTGGCAGGTGGCGCAGCTTCATGACACCCCCTAAGCGGTTTTTGATGATTTGCAAATAGCCATTCCCTGACCACAAATAATCAAAGGCAAATTTGCCAGCCGTGCGGCGGCTGATAATGGCACTGGGTTTGAGCCACTTCAAAATCATATTGCGCTTAAAGTACAAAATAGGCCCATGCTGTGCGTTCACATGCAGCAACTTAATGAGGCCATTGAGGCTAACAGGGGGCGCATAGATACCGTTCAAATCGGCAAACACACCAATATAACTGGTCAACCGGTTATCTAGGCAGGGTTCGGGATCGCCAAAGCTAAAGCTCACACTGCTGTTTTGTGATTGGTTATATTGCGGCATCTGCCCCGCAACTACAGGAAGTCGTTGTTTCATTAGGCGGCTATCCCTACAGAGGTTCGACGGTTAGCGGTGTTACCGTCCAGTGGTTCAAAAATCATGGCGTGCATAATGGCCCACGCAATATCAGCGTGGCCTATTTCTGCGCTGCGGTTACTGGCATAGGTGATTTGGTCGCCCACCACCTTTTTACGTATGTTGATAAAGCTACTTGCGACCGTCACGGCGTCTTTGTCGTATTCAAAGCGGCCATTCTTAATCACGTTCAGGGCCTTCATCACCATCCGGGCCTTGATTTGTGGGTTGTAGTAAATGGGCTCAGCTTGCGGGTAGAACTTGGTGATCAGTTCCCACACACCATAGCCAATTCCTGTGGTGTCAACGCCAATGTGTTGCACGTTGTATTTGTCAGTGAGTAGCTTTATTTCTGCGGCCATGGCTTCGAAGTCATTGCCGCTTAAATCAAGGGTTTCTAGTAAGCGGAATTTTTCACCGGATTGCGGCATGCTGAGTACTGCCACGCTGGCCTTGTCTCGGGTGCGGGCAGGGTCAAAACCAATGAGTACGGGCTTCATTGCAAAGGGCCGTTCCCATTCACTGTTGTAATCCTTCCACTTTGATGAGTCGCCCACACAGGCCATGAGCTGTTTTAGACTGAATGCTGAGTGCGCATCATCAATGAACTTACACATAAAGAGGTTATCGAATTCCTCTTGTGAGTATTCATTTTCAAGCACCTCAATGCTGATACGGTCAAAGCCAGATTCAACCACATCGTACACAGTGAGCATCTGTCGCCATATACCATCATCACAGAGCACACCGTCTTTCAGTGCTTTGTGGCTAATATCGATGGCAAATTCAGGATCATTACAGGCTTTGGTTTTGCGATACCATTTACCGTTCCAGTGATCGTATGCCTCATGGCTGGTGACCGAAGGCGTAGAAAAGTAAGTAATGCGGTAATGCGCATGCGTTGCCATCGCCTGGGCCAGCTTGCGAAGTTCTTTGTATTTGGGTATCCAAAATACTTCGTCAATATACAAGTCGCCTGAGTCTGACTGAGCGGTACGGGCGTTAGTGCTTTTGAATACCAGCTTGATGGTTTTGCCATGGTAGTTAAGCACCAAGGGCGAGCCGCTGAGCTCAATGCCAAAGTATTCACGCACCATCGCGATGATGTTGGCTTTAAATATCTCTGCCTGGTCGCGCGATGCAGAAATAAAGATTTTGTTGCGGCCACTTTTCAGCGCATCGTAAAACGCTTCAAACGCAAAGTAGAACGTCGCACCGATTTGGCGTGGCTTTAATATAAAGCGTTGGCGGTGGTCCTGATTATCGAGCCAATGCAACTGATGCGGGTAGAGTAGTTCTTGCGCGAGCTCTTCAAGTTGCTCAATGGTGATGCTTGAGCAATCGTTTTTAACCTTCTTTTTTTTGCCTTTCTTGCTGCTTGAACTGCTGTTGTTGCCAGCATCATTGTGCGCCGGTGCTCGCTCTTTTGGCTTCGGGGCCAGTTTACTTTCATTGAGCGCAGCGAGTTGGCGGGTGCAAAAGTCTAACTCTTTATAGTCGCTGTCGCTTTTATCATCCTTTTCAGCCAGCACATTAATGCGTTTGGCAAAGGCCATTTCCGCAGTAAAGCTGGGGCACATATCCACCCAGTTTTCATTTTCTGACCAACGGCGAATAGTGCGCGCACTGGGCATGCCTTCCACGTCTGCAATTTCGTCAAACGTAAAGCCTTCAATCACATATAAGTTACGCGCTTTGGCAATCACTTCGGTGGAGTATTTAGGTTTCATGGGCCGCAATGAATGGAAAACTTAACGGCAGTTTAAAGGCTAAAAAGCAGGAGTACGCGCGCTTAAAATCCTAGTGCCACCTAGAACAAAAATATAGGAATTTCAAAAGATTAAAAAAATGGCAAGGTGACCAAAGGCGGGGCAAACTGCAATCAAATTTAGAGCATTTATTGCATTTGTAAAGTTTTTAAAGGTAACCCGCCCATGCCACAAAACAGCCAGTTACGCACCAAACCATTATCAATAGCAGCAGAAGGTTTGACCGTGGATGGCCGCGAGATTTCCGAGCAGGATATCTTAGATATTGTCGAGACTTACAACCCTGCAATGTATGGCGCCCGCATCAATTTAGACCACGAACGTGATTGGTCAGGCTGGGCGGCGAAAAACCTCAGTAATGTTGATATCCCTGGCATGCTTGGCGATGTTCTCAGTGTTGATGCGAAGAAAAATAACGACGGCGTGCTGTGCTTGTATGCCGTGCTCGCTCCCAATGCGTCATTCGTGCAACTTAACCAAGCCGACCAAGCGGTGTATTTCAGCATTGAGATTAATCGCAACTTTCGGGGCACCGATAAAACCTACTTGGTCGGTCTGGCTGTCACCGATTACCCCGCCAGCTGTTACACCGACCGTGTGAAGTTTTCAAAAGAACAGAATAAAGACCAGGTAAGCGAAGGAGCCGACAAGGATGTTACCCCTATTACCGTTAACTTTCAGCTTGAAGAGCCCGAGCAACCTAGCGCCGACACTCCCGGATTTTTTAAAAAACTGTTTTCAACAAAGGATGACCCCGACATGAAAAAAGAAGATTTAGCACAAGCGATGAAAGACGCGCTGGGCGAACCGCTACTCAATCTAAGCACCCAAATCAAAACCTTGTCTGACAAAACAGACAAGCTCGAAAAGCACTTTGCTCAACAAGGCGATGAAGAAGACGCCGAAGATGAGCCAGGCGATAAAGAGGAAAACACCGAGTTTGCACAAGTGAAGCAAGAGTTGGCAAGCACCAAGCAGGCGCTGGCTGATTTGAACAGCAAATTGGAAAAGCTATCGGCTGAAGAGCATTCAGATACGACGGACTCAGAAGAAGATCCCGAAGGCGATAACGCACAGTACGCAAATTTACTGTAAGCCAACCCAAGCACATTAAGCAGGAAGAAGCATGAAATTAAAGACCTCACAATTATTCGCTAGCCTGATGGCTGGATTGGCTAGCAACTACGGCGTGGCATCAATGTCGGAGCAATTTTCCGTTGAGCCATCTATTGAGCAAAGCTTGTATGACATGGTGTATGAATCTGTAGAGTTCCTACAGATGATCAACACCGCCACGGTGGATGACCTCGTTGGCCAATCAGTATTCATGGGCGTGGGCGGTGGCGTTACTGGTCGTGCTGGCGTTGAACAAGACGGTAACCGAGAGCGAAAAACACGCGATGTGGCGGGCTTGTCAAAACGTGAGTACCGCTGTTACCCCACTGAGTGTGACGTGCATTTGCCTTGGTACAAAATGGATCAATGGTCCAAGTTCCCCGATTTTGCTAATCGCTATCGAAACCACGTCAAACAAGCTATTGCCTTGGACATCATTAAGATTGGTTGGCATGGCACACATGCCGCCGATGTGACAGATATTGTTGCCAATCCAATGATGGAAGATGTGAACATCGGTTGGTTACAACTAGTTCGTCGCGATGCGCCGGGGCGTGCAATTAGCGAAGGTGAAAAGCAAGCGGGCGAAGTTCGTATTGGCACCGGCGGTGACTACGAGAACTTGGACCAAGCTGTGCATGATTTGATTCAAGCAATCCCGGAGCATAAGCGCGTTAATCTGGTTGCGATTGTCGGTGGCGAACTGCATGCCGATGACAAGAACAAGCTGTATGCAAAACAAGCGCATACCCCAAGTGAGAAATCCAAGATTGAGCTGCAACAGGTCATTGATACCTATGGTGGCTTGCCGACATACAAAATCCCGTTTTTCCCTGAGCGTGGCATTTTGGTGACCACCTTTGAAAACCTGAGCTTCTATGTGCAAGAGGGATCAACACGCACGCACATCGAGGACAACCCGAAGAAAAAACGTGTCGAAGATTACCAAAGCCGCAACGATTGCTACTACGTGGAAGATTTAGAAATGATTGCGTTTTTTGAATCTGCAAACGTGAAAGTCACCAAAGACGGAGGCACGACCTGGTCGTAACGAGCAGCAGCGCAGGTTGGCGCCCTAACCAAACCCTGGGGCGGGCGTCCTTTTTCATCCAAGTGGAGCATTCCTAAATGAGTTTAGTTAAAAAGGCACTCGCGAAAGCTGCTGCACAAAAGCAAGCGCAGCAAGAGGCTGACAACAAAGCGGCACCAGTAAACAGTACCCCAGCATCCGAGTCACCCGCTCAAGACAAGCAGGTGGTAGCCGATGACGGCCCCAGTCGCTACGAGTTCTTTAAAGCGGCTATTGAATCGGATTTAGGCCAATTAAAAACAATTGACGATGTCGCAGATAAAGCCAGCTACAAAAGCGAAGCGCTAGAGCGAAACGAATACCTGGCTTATATTAGCGAGTACCGCCGCAGTGGCCACAACTTCCCTAATACGGTATTGGCATGGGTATTCATTTGGCTGGTAGACCTCAAGCGCTGGGATGCTGTGCTCGAGCTATTGCCGTTAATGGTTGAGCAAAAGCAGCCGCTGCCAACGGTATTTAACACCAAGCATTGGCCCACGTTCTTAATCGATCAGCTCTATGACGAAGGCAACTACTACCTCAACAAGGGGGCAGAAGCAGTCAGCGACAGTGGTATTGCTTTAGTGATGCACCGCTTGATTGCGCAGCTGCTTACGCAGGATTGGTCAGGGAGTGAAGTGGTGGGCGGCAAGCTGTATGCCATGGCGGCCAAACTCGAGCAGAGCCAGCACAATTTAGGCTACGCACTGCAATTCGCTGTGCAAGCCACGCTTATCAATGACGGTGCCGGGGTGAAGAAGCTGGCCCGCGATGTGGCTAAACAGCTTAACGTATCCATTGATATTTAAGTCTCCAACGCCAGCGGGCATGCAATCACACCGGTAGTCATTGAATTGCTTTACAGGTGCAGATTGTAGGCGCCCGCACCCAATAGGAAAAAGTATGAGCTTTAGCGGTATTAACAGCACAACGAGTGTTCAGGTCATTGCGAATAATGGCTTTTATCCGGCGGTGTCGGTGCAGCAATTTGCTGAGCTTTACCACGTGCCGAGCTCATACCGTGAAGCCATGGTTGTGGATGTATTGACTCACCAAGTGCACGCACTTAACGCGGCCTTAGAGCGAGACTACGTCTTGCATTGGGAGCAGTATCCGTCCCTTGCTGAGGTACCGAGTGAACACATAAATGGGCGAAGCGCCCTGGTGTATTACTACATCAAAGCGCTGTCATGCTTCGCCAAAGCAGACTTGTTACTCAGCCACCAAAGCATTAGCCAACGCGAGAGTGCATTGGCAGAGAAAGAGCAGCAAACCGAGCACCGAGCTTATTGGTTGAACGAAGGCATTAAAGCGCGCAACTACCTGGTGCAAAGAAAGTATCGCCCGGTGGAATTGCTGTGAACAAGTTGCAGCGCATCACTGACTATTTAAGTGCTCACGGACTGAATCAAGCCACCACCTTGGATGCGTGGATAGAAGAGGGCACGTTCGAGCCACGCGCGAAAAACGAAGGCACCGGCTACACGATTTTAACCATGGCTTACAAAGCCATCGTGAGCATTGAGCGTTATGCACACTCGGCGCATTTACTCGCCGCGATGGTCGCGATTTGGATGCAAGAGCAAGGCGAGGAGTTTGACGATTCGATGGTTGGGTTTAGCGCGGATAAAACAGACGACGAGCTCTTTGATATTGAGCTTGAGTTTATGCTCAGTGAAGACGTTCAGATTGTGCGTGATGCAAACGGCCCGCTGACATTTATGGGTGAACAATACCGCATTGAAAGTGCCCCTGTATGGGTGGCTGAGGACTTTACGTTAGATGCTGACATCGCGAATTAGCCACGATAACCGCGACCAACTGGCGCTTCTTAAGCTGGATGATCGCACTCGTCGGCGTGTCTTTCGAAGTGCTGGGCGAAAAGTGCGCCGCGATTCGAAAGCACGGCTTAAAGGGCAAAAAGATTTAGAGAATAAGCGGTGGCCAGGGCGCGCCGACGGCACCAAGAAACGCATGTTACGGCGCATTGGCCGCAAGATGATTGTTAAGACAAGCCCAGCGGGGGCGCGGGTGCAGTTTGATTCGCCGCGCACCGCGCGAATTGCCAGCGCTCACCAACACGGGGCTGAGCAGGAACGCACCGCTGGCGAGCAACAACGCATCTATGGCACCCCCGATTATGATGCACCCGCTTCGCGAAAGTTGGCAAAGAAGCTCATAGCTGCGGGCTACAAGATACGGCGAGCTAAAGGCAAGGGATATAAACGGCCGTCGGTGAAGTGGATCACCGAGAACCTGAGCACAGCCAAAGCAGGTTTTATTTTAAAACTGCTGAGCGATGAACCAAGCAAAGAGCGCTGGACATTGAAAACACCCAAGCGCTCGTTCTTAGGGCAATCACGAGACGAGCTCAAAGAACTCAAGAACTTTATGTTAGACGAGGCCATGCGCCTTAGATAAGCGAGGAAAACAATGTCACAAGGTCAGGTATTAGTTACAGCCGATAACTTAGGCCAGGGCGCGACTAACAGCATCGAGCGCAAGCTCTTGTTTATTGGTAAAGCCCCTGAGAATCAACTCAAGGTCTTGAGTCTTAATGGGCAAAGCGATTTAGACGCGTTATTGGGTGAGGCAGAGTCTGCACTGAAAACCCAACTGCGTGCCGCGATGCTAAACGCCGATGGTCTGTTTGAGGCCTATGCATTGCCATTGGATGATATCACCACGCAATTGATGGCGGTGGACACTGCCATGGTGCAGGGCATTCAAGTTGAAGGCATCGTGTTGTGTGAGCCTCTCGCCGATAAAGCCGCTGTTGAGGCGGTGTTCACCAAACAGCAAGAGGTCGAAAATGCCTACCACCGCTTTCATTTCTTCTTGGGCTGCGTGGCAGGCATTCAAGCGGACACACAAACATGGTCCGACTACACCGCCGCCACAGCGGCCATCACCGATGGTGTGGCTGCTTATACTGTTGGGGTTGTGCCACTACTGCACGGCAATGACCTAGGCGCGCTCGCCGGTCGTTTGTGTAAACACGCCGTCACTGTGGCTGATAGCCCAATGCGCACCGCCACCGGCACCATGGTCGGCCTTGGGGCAGCGCCTGTGGATATGGACTCGGTGCCACTGCCCAGTGCAGTAACGGCTGCGCTTGATGATGCGCGTGTGAGCTGCACACAAACTTATCCCGATTATGATGGCGTTTACTTTGGCGATTTGAACTTACTTGATGCTGAGGGCGGCGACTACCCGGTGATAGAGAACCTGCGCGTAGTGAATAAAGCCCGACGCGCCGTGCGCATCAAAGCCATTAAGTTAATTGCCGATCGCAAGCTTAACTCCACGCCTTCATCCATGGCCTGGGCCAAGCGCTACTTAGGTGAGCCGCTGCGCCAGATGGCTAAGCGCACGGTGGTGGCGGGAGTCCCATTCCCGGGCGAAATTAAGCCGCCTCAAGATGATGCCATCACCATCGTATGGCAAAGCAAAACCCAAGTGCGCATTTACATGCGGTTGACGCCGTACAACGCGCCAAAACAAATTGTGATCAGTATTGGCCTTGATTTGGCCGATGGCACCGTAGAGTAGGAGCGACCATGAGCCAACATAAACTTTCAGGTAAAGACTTTGATGTGAACGTGGGGGATGCCCTCGTTCATGTGATCAACTGCTCACTCACCATTGATGATGGACGCCAAGTGCGTATGACCAATGGCGTACCCGATGGCTTTTTAGATGGGCCTTGCACTGCCAAAGGCGAGCTGACAGTCAACCATGAAAACTTCTTGATTATTCAACAAGAGGCGCAAAAGGCAGGCAGCTGGAAGGGCATTGACCCGATTGATATCAGCATGATGGGCGCCGTGGTCAGTGGTGAGAAAAATATTGAATCGTATGGCTGTCTCTTAAAGCTCAGCGATGTGCTCAGTATTGATCCCGAAGGCGCCAAGGCCGATGAAACTAAAATCCCTTTTGAGGTGACTTCATCGGATTTTGTCAAAATCAACGGCATCCCCTATCTGACCGCGAAAGAAGTGGAGAACATCGTATGAAGCCGCTCAGCGCTCAACAGCTCTTAGCAGCGATGCGGGCAAATGGACACCGTGTATTTGAAGGGGAGTTAAACCTAAACATCATTGGCGTGCGCGCCAGTGATGCACAGGCCAATACCTTTAATGACATGATTTATGTGCTTTACCAACGGGGTGGCGCATGGCAGTGCAAAGCCTACCCGGCCACCACTGATCCGGGCACCTATTACCGCGAGCATCCCGCGAATGTGAAAGGCACGGCCGTCCTTGTACCTGGTCGCTACAGTGGCTGCTGGCAACTTGGACAGCACCAGGGTAAGTACGATGCGTTGGTGCAGCGCGGTGAAATGACGGTGTACAGAGATAACAATTCGGATGCACACATCGACACAGATACCCCGACGGAGTCTGGCTATTTCGGTATCAACTGCCACCGAGCCAACAAGCACACAACGAGCAAACACGTTGGCAAGTGGTCTGCCGGTTGCCAGGTATTAGCGAGCCCCGAGCACTTTAGCCAATTTATGAACCTATGCCGTGACAGTGCTTCACTGTATGGCCCGAGTTTTTCTTACACCCTTTTAACTGAGAGCGAGACGCGCCTGTGAAAAAAGTCATTGAGCTAGAAATTAACGATAAAGCGATCACCTTCAACATCACGTTGGTGGCATACAACCAGTACATCAACAGCACCACGCCAAATAACAAAATACAGCCCGCGCACAACTTTTGTATGAATACTGTGGATGACAGCTGCAAAGCGGCGCTGAAAGAGCTGATAAAACAGCCAGGCATGCCCTTACACGTGGCCGGTGCGATTGTTGAAGAGTACCAGCCAGATATAGCGATCACGGTAAAAAAATCGAAAGGCGAGCAAGAGACATCAGCGAAAACAGCTTAGATCAGCTGCTCGCCTATCACCAGCGGCACTTGCCCGGCAGTGCCCCAGGTGAAGAGAGCCTTGCCCGGGCATTGTTCTTAGAGAACGACTATTGGAAAAAAATGGCAGTGGCCGTCAATAACGGCATTGCCTCTGCATTGAGTGAGTAGCGCGTGTGAATAAGTTGGAAAAACTCATGTTTACGATAGGCGTGGTGGATGCGGTCACCGGCCCTGTGAACAAGATGATAGCCAAAGTAGACCAGCTGACACACAAAGTGAAGTCGGGCATGGGCGATATGGCAGCGGGTGCAGCGGGCATGATTGCCGCCGGTGCTATGCTCAGTGCATCACTGGCGCCCTCCATTGACAGTATTGCCGCGCTCGGTGAAGTCCAGTCTCTGGGGGTGGCTGAGCACGCCCTCGAACAACTCAATAGCACGGCGCACCGCTTTACGACGCGCTTTGGCGGTGACAGTGCGACCGTGATCCGCTCGGCCTATGACATTCAATCAGCCATTGCAGGGTTAACCGGCGATGAGCTTTCTAGTTTTACCGAGGCATCTGGGGTGCTCGCGGTGGCAACGAAAGCCAACGTGGGCAACATCACCAGTTACCTGGGCACCATGTACGGTATCTTTGAGAACACCGCCAACGAGATGGGCAAGTCCAACTGGGTGAAACAGGTAGCCGGGCAAACCGCTGCGGCGGTGCAAATGTTTAAAACCACCGGCCCCCAAATGGAGCAAGCATTTAGTCGCCTTGGCTCTGCGGCGACGGCCCATGGCGTTGCCATGAACGAACAAATGGCTATTCTAGGTGAGTTGCAAGCCACCATGAGTGGCAGCGAAGCGGCCACCAAATACCAGGCATTCTTAACCGGTATTGGTAAAGCGCAAACAAAGTTAGGGCTGACATTCACAGACAGCCAAGGCCAGTTATTGCCTGTGGTCGATATCATGCAGCGCATTACTGATAAATACGGCGCCCTTGATACGGTCGCTAAAAAAGATCTGATGATGGAGGCGTTCGGCTCAAAGCAAGCCGTGGCCTTTATCGATAACCTTATCCCCAAAACCGCGAAGCTTGCGAATAACATCGATGCGCTGGGCGAGCAAAAGGGCATGGATAAAGCGCTCGAAATGGCAAACACCATTGCCAGCCCATGGGATAGGTTGGGCGGCTCGATTAACGCGGCGGCCTCGGCTTTGGGGCAGCGTTTGGCGCCGGTCATTGATCCCCTCGTTGATATGCTTGCGAGTGCATTTGCCTACGTGGTGGATTTTTCAGAGCAATTCCCTGTGCTCACCACGGTACTGACAGCCAGTGCCGCCGCCATGCTGGGTCTAGTTGCCATTGGCAGTGCATACACCCTCGTCATGGGATTAAACAAAGTGGCGACGGCTGGGTGGGGTATGACGATGATCACTGTCACCAGTGCCACACGCATGTTCACAGGAGCGCAGTGGCTATTAAATGCCGCACTACTCGCGAACCCGATTGGCATTGTGATTGGCTTAGTCGGCCTGTTAGCGGCGGTCATTTACAAGTATTGGGAGCCTATCAAGGCATTCCTTGGCGGCTTTTGGGAGGGCTTCACCGATGGCTTAGCGCCCGTGTTTTCATCACTGGGTACGCTGCGCACGGCGTTATCACCGCTCTTTAGTATGCTCGGTGCGTTGTTTGATTGGTTTGTGAATCTTTTTGAGCCTGTGAACAGTACATCTCAGCAATTAGAGGGGGCAGCGACAGCGGGGCAGCTCTTTGGCACGGTTGTCGGCAGTGTGATGAACTTCTTACTCGTGCCCGTTCGTGCGCTCGCATGGGGCGTCACTCACTTAGGTGAGCTGTTTGGTTGGTTAGCGAAGCCTGCAAGCCAGGCATGGGAATCGATGCGTGGCCCACTGAGCGCCATTTGGCAGTTTCTTGGTAAGGTCTTTAGTTATTCGCCGATAGGCTTAGTGCAAAAAGGGTATGGCAAAGCACTTGAGTGGTTAGAGCAAAAACTGGGCGGCCTAAAGGGCGCACTGGCGAAACTGCGTGATTTACTGGGGATCGACACTGATGTGAGTGTGGCTACCGAGCACACTCAAACAGACACCACATTTAGCCGCCATTATGGTAGCGATATTGTCACGCGAGCCAATAATGTGGTGCCTTTGCCCATAGCTACAGATAACTTTGCTGCAGGTCGTGCTAATTCATTAACCCGCGTCGATGCGCTGAGCGCAAACGTAATTGATGCAAACCACCATTTTACCCACTCGGCAAATGACACATCGTTTAATGCCATTGATAAAGCCAAACAGGCGCACGCGCAGCCACTGAATTCGGTGCGCGCGGCAACAACATTGAACCAAAGCAAGCTCATTCAGCAGTTTGCGACACAGACTCAACACAGCAGTCAGCAGAGTGAGGATAAACGTGTGTATATCGACCACCTAGAGCTGCGTACAGATCAGCAAATTACTAAGGAAAGTTTGGCCGACTTATGGGAGTTAACCGGGTGAGTACGACGCCAATCTATATCGATTTACTGATAAGCGATGATGACTTACAAACCAATCGCGCGTTAGCCGTTGAGAGTGCCACCGACCGTGTGGTGATAGCCCAAGATATTCGCCATGCGATACGTGAATCAGGCATTGTGCTGCCGCTGATTGGTATGCGCGACCCAATTATCATTCAGCGTATTTTGACGGACTTAGAGCTTTTAGTTGAGCAAGACACACGCTTGGTCCCTGGCACGATTAATATGGCGATGCCTCACCATGAGCGCATCATTATGTGGGCCAAGACCCGTGATTTCGGTGATTTAGAGGTGCAGTATGGATTATAGAGCGCAGTTCCTAAATGTGCTTAAAGCGCGTGGCGTGCCAGTAAGCGAGCAAGAGCAAAAGGCGTTATGGGAGCAAAGCCTGGTTGGTCAGGGCTTAGCTGTAAAAAACCAGTCGCCACAAAGCCCCTTTTGGCGCGCACAAAAAGCCATTGTTGGGGAGGCAACGAGCCAACTCATCAATGTGCTCGTTGATGAAGTAATGCCCAATACATTTATTTTATTGGCGAAGGATAAGTGGCTCGATCAGCATGGGGAGGGGCGCAATACACCGCGCCTTCAGGCTGTTAAAGCGGTCGGTAACTTAACCATCACCCGGACCCAATCAGACGGTGCGCTATTGATCCCCGCGTTCACTCGCGTGCAAAGCACCCCAGTGAACGGGCGCACATACGAGCTTGAGCTATTAAACGATATTCACTTTGTGGATGGTGAAGTTGAAAAAATCGCGGTGGCCCGGGCAATGCAAACGGGCAGTGAATACAACCTTGTTGCAGGGTATTACAGCCAATTTAATGTACCGATAGAAGGCGTCAGTGTGATCAATCTCGATGACTGGCTTTTGACGCCCGGCCAAGATGTAGAAAGCGATGAGAACTACCGACTACGATGCCGTGACAAGTTTTCGAGCTTGGGTGGGTTCCATGTTGATGCGGTGTATCGCGCCATTATCAGTGAGTTCCCAGGCATACTCGCTGATAACATCGCATTTGATCACAGTGCCCCCCGAGGCCCAGGCAGTGCAAATGCTTATGTGTATCTAGAAACAGGCACTGTAAGCCAAGCGCTGCTTAACGACATTAATAACCATATCGGCAGTGGCCTGCATGGCAATGGGGATGACCTTCAAGTGCTGGCGCTTGCGCGCCAAGGGGTCAGTGTCATTGGTAAATACTGGCTCCATGCCAATGCAGACGATATTCACGAGGAACTTAAGCAATGCATTCGCTCTGCGTTTCGTGAAAACGCTGCGTACGATGTGACCCGCGTAAAACCCAAAGAGCAGTTTAGCTTTAGCTTACTTGCCAGTGAGTTACATGCTCACTTTCCAGCGCTAAAAAGTATTGAGTTTGAAACCGCCGATATTCATACCGGTCTGTGGCTTCCATCATTAGACACCCTCACGATGGAGCGCCTATGAGTAATACCTCTACCAAGCTTCCCGTCTGGTTTCGTGGCGAGCAGGCTCAGCAATTAGAGCGTGCGGCCAATGCGTACTGGCATGAAATTGAAACCGCACTGACAGGATGGCTTACACAAATAGATGAAACGCATGCAGCTGAGGAAATCCTCGATTTACTTGCGTGGGAGCGGGATATAAACCGCCTTGAAGGCGAGCCATTGGCCCTCTATGCCAAGCGTATTAAATACGCTGTCGCTAACGCCGAGGACGCCGGATTTAACACGGGTATGGAGCGCATTTTTAAACGCTTGGGGTTTGGCTTTGTGGAAATAAACGACCGTCTCCCGGGGTATGACTGGGACATGGTCGAAATAGCCATGTTAGAGAGTGAGCAAGTTACCAACCAAGCATTAATCAAAGAGATCATCCGCAGCTACGGAATGACGTGTCGGCGCTATTTCTTAAAAGCGCTGACGGCCATTGAGTCAGCATATGGATGCGCCTTAATTGAATTTGAAAAAGAGGTTGTGGGATGAGCCAACTACAGATCACAAATGCCGGGCTGGCGTACAAAGACGCAGTGTTTGCCGGTGAGCAAGTGCAGAACATTTCACACTTTCTCTTCGCAATGGTGCCAGGGCTGGACCCCTCAGTGCCCATTGACCCGGATGCGGTCATCGACCCGCAGAGCGTTGTGCACACGCAACCCATTCAAGCTGTCTCACGCCTTGATGGGAATGCCGTGGTGATGAGCGCGGTGCTGGGCTATGAAACGGGAGATTTTGAGTTCAACGTATTTGGCGCCGTTGCGACACTGGCCAATGGCGATGAGGTGCTTGTCGCTATTGTTCATACTGAAGTGCAACACAAGTACAAAGCAACAGCGGACAGCGCGGGCAATTACAGCGTGAAAAGCATTGTATGGCGCTCAAGTGCTATCGCGCAGCAACTTAATGTCACCCTGTCGTCATTACCCTGGCAAATAACAGATTACAACTTCGTGACGCGCGAAGAGTTTGATGCCTTGTCGCTCGACAAACCCTTTATTGGCGCTGAGCCTCAGCTTCGGGTGTATGAGCGCCACCTTATTGCCGACTCACAAAGCTACACAGCACCAGATCATGCAAGCCTAAATGGCGGCGAGTGGTTCTCAGTCAAAACAGAAAAAGGCGTATTGCCGGTATTGAGTGCACGTAGTGGGACGTCCTTCAAGCGCCGCCAAGATGAGTTAAGTGATAACTCGGTGATCCTTCGCACCAGCCGAGGTGACAGTGATCTTCGTGAAATCGTTTTTGTGTGGAATGACCAAACACAGCAATGGGAGTTTTAAAGGTGGACAGTTTATTAGTGCCAAGTACGTCAACAGGGTTTCCTATCCGAGGGATCCCCAATGCAGAGTTCTTTGATGTCAGTCGGCTATTTACCCTACCAAGTAGTTTTATAGAAAACGTACTTTACATCACAGGATGTGGAGCAGGGGGTGGAGGCAGTGGTGTGTATGCCAGTGGATTAAAAACGGGGGGAGACAGTGGCCACGGTGGCTCGGCTTGTTTTCGCCTTCCCATTGCAGCCAAGGCAGGGGATGAAATAGAAGTCATCATTGGTGATGCGGGGGCAGCCGCAACCGGCGCTTCGACCTACTCAACGCGAAACCTGCACTTTGGTGGAGACGGCGGCACGAGCATCGTGCGCAACCTGACGGCCCGCAATGAAAACCGCTATGGGCCGCTGACAACGTTAATGACGGAAGTGCAGTTGATAGGCGGCGCCGGTGGAGGCGGTGATATTGATATCGAGTACGGGATTGATTACAGCTACATGAAGCAAGCCAGCAAACTAAGTCAGCAATTTGGCATTACCTCAACGTGGCGAGATATCGGCTTTTTCGTCGAAGGGGGTGAGTCGGGTCAATCTCGAGGCCGATACATCTCACGCTTCACCAGCGGCCAGCCTTCAGAAACAGCACTGCGCTTGGCTGGGCCCGGAGAGATTGTTCTTGGGCAAGAGTTTAATAACAGCGCCGGCGGTGGAACTTACGCCCAAGGCGGGCCCGGCGGGTGTTTATTTTCACCCGATGGGTATGGCACCGGTGGGCGAGGTGCAAATAGCACGGCACATAATGCGCTTCCCGGAGAGCCCGGTTTTATCATGTTGGAGTGGGACTAATGACAGTATATGCAATCGTAGAAAATGCCGTGGTCGTCAACCCGCGTGTGGTCGCGCATGCGTCGTTGAACGAGCAGTGGATTGAGGTGCCCCCGGGTGTGGTATTACGCCAAGGGTATCGCTATGAAAATGGCGAATTCATTGAACCGGCTTTGCCCAGTGAGCCAGAGCGGCCAACGCTTATTCCCGTCAATATTGATGCGGTCGCCGGACAATTACAGGGATACAACAATGCAGATCGTGAATACACCGTGCCACAACAATCCGCCGACGTGATTGCCACGGGCACGCTCGCGATTGAAGACAGAAAATTTAAAGTGCCGTTTTTACGCCTTGATACCGGGCGCATTCAGCTAATGCCTGCTCAGGTCGTCGACGGGGTATTTACGGTGCCACTTAAATTTGAAACGAACGGGGTGTGGGTCGTGAACCAGGAGCTGATCAATACGGACTTTGCGCAACCTTTATTTGAATTAGTAGAACATAAATTTTCGGTGATCTAATGAAACAATTGCAGGCAACATTTATTGGTGATGGTAAAGCGCGGCTCATTGCGCCCCTTAAAACTCAGTTTGGCGAAGTCCACAGTGGCTTTGTCACCGACGGCTTTACTTTACCTTGGTATTTACGGTGGTTTCATAATCCATTTGGGAGTGGTATTGAAGCCGCAGTGTGGCATGACTACGCACTAAAAACAGGGCGTAAAAGCCCGCATGCAGAGTTTTACACACTGTTGTTGCGCACAGGCGTGCCGAAATGGAAAGCGGTGCCTATGCGTTGGGCGGTCGTGGGTTACCAAAAATTAGCGAATGCGCTTTATGCAGTTCCCAAGCTCTTTAAGTAGCGCCGGTAGCCGCAGCGAGCTTAATGCATTGATTGCTAAGGTGCATGGGCTCGCGCTTAATAGCTATGCCCTTGAGCAGCTCGTTAGCAGTGCCGCCGGTGCGGCGCGGATTGCTCAGGCGGTGCGCGATATGACGCGACGAGAGCGGCCTGCTCATTGGCATGCGCTGGCGCTTTATACCAGTGCCCCTAAACCTGAGAGATTAGCGCAGGCACTCGAGGTGGTAAACGACGCCTGTCCACTTCCTGTATTCATAACCGCAGCGCGATACGCCCGCTCGCTTGAAACATTAGACAAGCACAAAATGAACGAGCTAACGGGCTATGAGCAAAGCATCGAGTGGCAAACACTCAGTGATGCGTGCCACGTTCCTGCGCTAAGTCGCGCGTATCAGGTAGCTTCAACCAAGCTGATAAAAGGTGAGGGGCAAAACAGTGTTGGCAGTATCGATGAGGAATTAGCGGCGCTTGGCGAGCAAAAAGCTGCGCGGGATGCGCGGATAGACTCATGCTCGTTTGACGCGGCCCAACTTGGGCTTCGCACAAAAGCGATCACCGCGACCAGTGCACGCAGTCTGGCCGATGCACTTGAGCGCTTGGGAGACAATCACACGCATTGGGCTTTTCAGGTTTATGTGGGGCGCCAACAGGCCATCGCCCCACTTGTGGAGTTATTCAATTGATTGCATTAAATGGCGTAAAAGTGCCCGGTAGCAATACTCGGGTGCATGCCAATTTTGATTTGGCGGGAACAAACCAATCAGGGGTTGGCTCCTTTGCTATTACCAGTGAAGAGGGCACCAAACCAAAAGGGCTCACCATTAGCACTGTGCTGAGAATGGATGAGCTCGATGCGCTTGAGCAAATCACTCGCTGGGCCGAGGCTGAGAATGATTACGGCGAGCGCCAAGTGTATACCATCACAAATGAGTTAGCGCAGAGTATGAAAATACGCCGTGCTAAATTTGCGGGCAAGGTCAATGTCAAAGAAGATCAAACGCTCAAAGCGTGGAATCTCACTTTTAAACTCGTCGAA